ATGAGAGCAGCAATATACATTCGCGTTTCAACAAAGATGCAGGAAGATCGTTACTCTCTTGCTGCACAGCATACTGAATTAAGCCGCTACGCTCGCAGCCAGGGTTGGAAAGTCATCGGTGAATACAAAGATGTGGACAGTGGTGGTAAGCTCGATAAACAGGGCTTAAACGCACTTTTAGATATAGTGGAAGAAGGACGGATCGATGTCGTACTCTGTATTGACCAGGACAGGCTCTCTCGGCTTGATACAATCGCCTGGGAATACCTAAAATCCACCTTGAGAGATAACGGTGTTAAAATCGCTGAACCAGGCTCAGTCACCGACCTGACAAATGAGGATGAAGAGTTTATTAGTGATATTAAAAATCTCATTGCTAAACGTGAGAAGAAATCCATTGTACGCCGCATGATGCGTGGAAAACGCCAGAGAATGCGTGAAGGAAAAGGCTGGGGCAAAGCACCTCTCGGTTATAAATACAATAAGGATGAACAGAAATATGAGCTAGATGAACAATGGTCTTGGGTGATCCCCACTATTGATGAGTTGTACTTAAAGAAGCAGCTGGGTATGAGTTCGATCGCCAGTGAATTAAATAAGATTTCCCGTACGCCTTCCGGTCATCTATGGAATGAGACACTGGTGCATAGACGCCTGGTTTCAAAGGCGTTTCATGGTGTGATGGAAAAAACATTTTCGAATGGCGAAACGATCACAATTGAAGGAATTTATCCTCCGCTGCGAACTGAGGAAACGTGGAAGCAAATTCAGGAAGAGCGAGTTAAAAGAGGATCACAGTATAAAGTAACCAGCCGACAAAAAAATGATCTGCATATTTTAAGACGTACGCATATTGTCTGTGGAGAATGCGGACGGAAAATAAATTTAACTGCTCACGGTACAAAAACTGCGCCGCGTTATTATTTAAAACACGGCCGACAACTACGTCTTAAAGATGAAACTGTGTGCGACATCAGCATTAACACAGTCCGTTTTGAACATAAAATTATCCAAGCGATAAAAGCTATTCTATCCGGTGAAGAACAAGCAAAAAAATATATAGACATTGAATATGATGATGAAAAAGTGGCCTTCATGGAGAATCAGTTTAATCAAAACACCAAAAACATTTCTAAGCTAAATGAAAAGCTAGACAATTTACTTGATCTCTTCCTAGATGGTTTGTTTAGCAAAGATTCACTTTCAAAGAAACAGCTGCAAATAAAAAATGAATTAGACAACTTGCTTATACAAAACGAGGATCTGGAAGCAAAGATCTTGCTGCTAAAAGGACAAGTAGATGGTTATGAAAGTATTTATGAATTGTTCGAAGCAGCAGAAGGATTTGAAACAGAATTAACACCGCTTGAAAAAGCGCAATTAATCGGACGGTTATTCCCTTCTGGTCTATTGCATCGGGATCATTTGGAACTGCAATGTAGGCTGAAAAACGCACCCATTTCCGTTGATATACCAATTAGTGAAGATCCTTATCCGTGGCATAGTACTAAACGTAAATAACATAAGTAGGGGTGTTCGCCCCTATTTATTTCAATAATAAGGGGTGATAACCTCTAATTTAGAGGGATATCGCCTTTCTTCTATATAATATTGAAATAAATAAAAGCCCTTTATATAAAAGGACTTTCACTTTCCATACTATTATTTATCCGATTTGTTTTAACAATCTCAACGTCCTCGGCTTCCCATCTTGCCAAGTCACATATCCATCTGCTCTCAATCGATCGAGATGCCACTGTATTGTAGATGTAGATACAAGACCGACATGCTTTCCGATCTCTCTTACTGACGGTGAATAATTATTTTGTTCAATATAACTACAGATATAATCAAATATTTTTTGTCGTCTTTCAGTCAAGGGTTTAGGCATAGTTGGCCACTTTCCTTTCGCGTGGTTTGGCAACTGCTAAAATGTTCTCGAGCTTAAACGTCCTCTTCTGCTTTCTGGTGAAGCAATAGGCCTTAATATAATCCTGATTAATAGCTGTTACGATAATACGTCGTTTCGTGATTGTATTATCCGCAGCCATGTACATGATCTCAATTGGCATTTTTTCTTCCAACGACATCAACAATAATCCGTTCATTTTAGTAGCCCCCTTCTTTAATATATTATTATACAGAACAAGCGTTCCTTAGCCAAGAAAAAAACAAGCATATATTTTCATTTCCACTGAAAATTTATGGAAATGTTACCATACTGTAAAACGCCTGTCTTATTTATTGGGTATATTAGCGTTAGAGGTGATATTTATGATTAATGGATTGTTTTTTAACGAAGGCAAAGTTTTGAAAGAAAAGCTGAATGAAGACCATATCAAACAGCAAGCTGCATTTTGGACAGATTGCGTGGACAATGGCCATGATGAAATGTTTATGATGAGTTATATAAAATTATGCGCTCAGCTTAATGAACCTGTGAAGGCAGAAATCTTAACCGCTAGATTAGATCAGGTGCATGATATGTGTAACGGAATGATGATATAAGATCGGCTGCGGCCGGTCTTTTTTATTTACCTAATCTTTACAAAAATCCTCTTCGCTTCCTTATACAATAGAAGAAAAGGAGCTGAGTTCATGGCAGAGAAAATTGTAATGACTTGCCCGAATTGCGGAAATATGATTAAGGGCGATGAGTATGTCGGAATATCTCAGATACATTCCGTTGTCCATTTTAGTTGTGGATCGATGCCTTTACCAGGAGAAAAAGTAATTGAAATCGGCTCTTTTGAAGACATAATTGGGAAATATCTTGTATGACTGGCTACGACCGGTCTTTTTCTTTACCTAATCTTTACAAACACTCCCGCCCCTTCCATTTATAATGGGTCTAAGGGAGTGATATTGATGAAAACAAATACAAAATGGATACCAGAAAAAATCGAACAATCCATCATTGATTTTCGCGAAAAAAATGGTCGGTTTCCGTATACTCATGAGATGGATAATGAATCTTATTTGCCCACGCGAAAAACTTTTTTACGTATTATGGAGATTACTTATTCTGATTGGCGAAAAGAGCACGATCCTACCCATAATTTTGTAGATAAGAAATTTCTTTTGATGGACAATCATGCGCTTGTCCAGTGGCTTAGACAACGATCAGATCAATTGAATACAAGAAGCGCTAAAACATATAATGCTTTGCGCGGCAGACATGAACCCAGCATGACGTTTATAAGAAAGCGAATTTCTTGGTCAGATGTTTTTCCGAAGTAAGTAAATTTCATTCGTTTATATAATAGAAGAAAAGGAGATAATCTAATGAATGTACTCGGATTAATGCGCTGTAATAAATGCGGAAAAGTGTTAGAGGTGAAAGATTTTGTTGCGTTATCTCATATAAATACAATTTATCATTTAGTTTGCGGCTCATCGCCGAAAAACGAAGGTGTTCAAGACGCAGGGACATTCGAGTTTATTTTGGAAAAGTATCCGTTTATGCAAAAATTGTACTAAATAAAATCCCGTCCACTCTTTATGAGCAGGCAGTTTTTTCATTATTGTTAATATAAAATTAAATTCACCTAATCTTTACATTAGATTAATTGAAGGATAGTTATACTAAAGGGAAAGGAGCTGGTCAAGTTGATATTGCTCGAAGCAGTCAAGCATCACGGTTTATTTCGATTATGGAATATCCAAAAGAAAATAGTGACTGAACCCCTTTTTTTTAGTGAGATTTTAAAATGCATTGTTGATGACGGTAATGAGTGGGATCCTGGTATGTTGGATTGGTATCATGAAGAGGAAATTAATTTTGATAACTGGAAGGAAATGAAGGTTCAAGTTTTGCCAATGGTGATTAACGATCAAGGATGACTGGCTTCGGCCGGTCTTTTTTGTATCATTAACTTTTTCCTATTGAGTACTATAGGTGAAAGTAGTTTACGCCATTTCCCTTTAGCTGGTTTCACAGTTGCTAAAATGCTCTCAAGCTTAAACGTCCATTTCTGTTTTCTGGTGAAGCAATAGGCCTTAATATAGTTGTCAGCCCTACTTGTGACAATAATACGTCGTTTCGTGATCGTATTATCCGCAGCCATATACATGATCTCAATTGACATTTTCTCTTCTTTCGACGTAAGCAGCAATCCATTCATTTCAGCAGCTCCCTTCTTTTTTTACAACTATACCGAACATATTTTCCTTTTTTCAAAATAAAGTTTGATCAAATTAGTACTAATAACCTTGATAAATAAACAAAAAGAAAGAGTATGTTTTGAAAAAAGATTGATCAAAATTTGATCCTAATCCTTAAAGTGGATTGTCTAAAGACAAAAAAGCAGCTTTAAAGCTGCTTTTAAGGTGTTTTTATTTTGTTTCGCTCTATAGTTCGGTTCCTTTTTTATAGCTTTTTTAATGAAAAAAACAACAGTTATTCATTTTCTTCGGCATGTACTCCTGTTTGAGTAAGAATTGTATATTCATTGCCTCCAACTTCGATTAAAAAAACATCACTTTTTTCATTAACAGAGTAAATTTTAGTTCCTTCCTCAAAGGCATTCGAACTCCAATTTTCTGATGGACGTTTTTCTTGCTCCACTTTCTTTTTAACTTTGCCTACCTGTTCCTTTACCGTAAATTCATCGTTAGATACTAAACCTTGACCTATATAATCTTGTCCGTTAATTACAACAACGGCAGCATAGGACTCTTCACTAGTATAACCTGTATGTTCCCCAATATTATTGTTCTCTTCAGCAGTATTATTGTTCTCTTTAGCAGCATTTTTAGACTCTTCAGTATTGGAACATCCCGCGACAAATAATAAAATGATTATAGATGTTGCTAACGCTTTTTTTATAACAATCTACTCCTTATTTGAGTGTCAAATTTTCATCCAATTGGACACCTGAATTGTCTTCATACGCTTTTAGTGACTCTTTATATTCAAATTTACCAGCTGGCCCACCAACCATAATTAAGTCGCCTAATTCGGATTTTCTCAAAAATAGTATATATTTTTTACCAACTTTTAATAATGGGTGGTCTTCAAATACCATCTCACTGTTTCCATCTTGTAAAAATTCAATCTCTTTACTTTTGTCTATATCACCTTTATACACTTTATTAACTTTAAAAGCGAATTTTGTGAAAGGCACATTTTCATCGACCATATAGCTATCTAACACTGCGGTTGGTTTTCCTTCAATAATCAAATCTGCTTTTTGGTTGAGTTCTTCAAGATTATATGAAGGAAAAGTTGCTTCTACGGTTAATTTCGATTCTAACTCGGCCACTTTTACTTCTTGCTCGGCCACTTTTACTTCTTGCTTTGGCAACTCTTTAGTTGTGGTATTTTGCTCTTCCCCACCATAAAATCCATATATCCCAAGAGACGTTAGAGATACACCTATAACTGACAATAAATATTTACTCTTTTTATTCATGATTAATACCCCCAAATGTGTCCTAATCCGTATTTTTCATTTTGTGTTAACCCCGCGTAGTTTCCAGCGGATTGCCACATTAATCGGTTAATGTTTACTTGATATGTTAAGTCTTTTAATCCGAATACATGCCCCAGCTCGTGTTGAGCAATCCGGCTCCATTGAGCAGCTGGAAAATCATTTTGGTAAGCAGCGTTAAACTGCATGATCCACATTGTTTTATGTTGTCCAGATACATTCGAAAGAGTCCGTGCTACCCATCCAGAATTATAGTATGTTACGTCCTCTACAAAGTTAGTTGCATTTTGTGGTAGATAATTTGATGCTGTTAACTTACCATTGGTCTCACTATTAAGATAGTATCTACCAGTGTCCATCCGATCTTTCCAAAATTGTTCTGTGGTAAAGGTATAATAGAACGTAGTAGTTCGACCGTCAATCGTATGACTAGTTACCACAAATCCTCTTGATTCGCTTCCGGTTTCAGTAACAGTATGAGCAGATGCTTGATTAGAAGATAACACTCCAAAAAGACTAAGCAACATTATTAAACTTCCCAATATTTTTAATTTTGAAAACATTTTAATCGATTATCCCCTTGCTTTTAAATTTTTAAAAATCGAAATGAAGAAACTTAAATCTAAACACGATAAGCTAAAGATAAAACATGATTAGTGGAACTAGGATTGAGTTAATGATCATTAATATTTTTTTATCTTTCTCCTTTCCAATTATCTTTGTGTTTATATTACAGGTAATATGTTACAGGTAATTGGGTACATACACAACATTTTTTCATATTTTTTTACATTTAAGTAGTTTATATTACAAATTAGTTAATATTTTAATGATAAATTTAAGCTGTAAACTAAATAAAGTGTCGAAAATAGTCTATTTGTATTCATTAAATTTACTGTGTTTAAACGTTTCAAAATACTAAAATGAGTGTTGGGATAAAGTGAAAATCAAATGAACGAAAAATAGCCCCGGCCGCAAAAACGTAACCAGGGCATGCTCGTGTTTATTATTCTTCTTTTCGTATAAACGGATTCAAGCCGACTTTTTCTTTAATGAGAGCTGCAGCTTCTTCGGCCGATTCCTTGCTGTCAAAAACACCAGTGAAAATGCGGTACTTTCCAAGCGTGATCGTGGCCGCTTTTGCCGATTTAGGGGCGACACCTACCGATTTTGCAATACCGTCAGCTGTTGCCTGACATAGCGTACTAAAGTACTCCTGATTGTTTAACAGCTCCATATCTTTTTTGTTATCAATAAACGCCATTTCCAGCAATAAGGCTGTGGCTTTCGTGCCATTTAATACAGCTAAATCTTTGCGTACTTTGATTTTTCGGTCTGTTACACCGTACTTATCCAACACTTTTTTAATTTCCGCATGAACAATGTTTGCTTCTTCATTTGGAGAATAAACCAGCGTTTCGTAACCTGTGCCCCCGCCTGCGTTCAGGTGGATCGAAACAAATAGCTTTGCACCTGCTTCGTTCGATACTGCGCAACGTGCCGCTAAATCCCGGCTTTTATCCTTACTTAACGCTTTGTCAGATGTACGGGTGAACACAATCTTCACGTTATCCGGCAGGCGCTTTGCAATTTCACGGCCAATCGATGCTGCATATTGATATTCTTGGCCATACTTTACTGCACCTGGATCAGGAAGACCGTGTCCAAAATCGATGACAACTATGATTTCTTTACTCACTTCAAGCCCTCCTTCTTGTTGATTTCCTCATCCACCTTGCTACCAGCGATTTCTTCTTTTATCTGCTGAACAAGCGAATCCCTATCGCTTGTTTCAATAACTTTTAAACGCTCTGCGATGTGTGCTGGGATTAACACGTCCAACTCTGCGAGGTTTTCAACGATTGACAATCCTTCATTCGCGATATAAAAAAGAACCGTCGCATAGGTAACCGCCCCGTTTAAACCCAGGATTTGATCGATAATGTTAGCCATGATAATCACCCCGAAAACCAGCAGCTTGCGAGCATATCCAAACAAGCTTTTTCGGCTCCACAAATTGCCGTTCTTCACAGCTTTAAATATCCCTGTGACAATATCAATCCCCATCAATATTAATAATAAATCTAAAAACTTCACATCGCCAAATAAATACAGCTGCACGACTTCCAAATGATCCAAATCAACGCCTCCCATACTATTACCTCCTTGTCATTTAAAAAGGCGCCCGGAATGGACGCCCTTACATAGACACGATTATTTTTTAAATACTTACATTTGTACACTTTCCATATAACGAACCCATTCAGACAATGTAATGACTTCGATTTCATCCCGATTCGTGTACAGGTAATCGAGAATCTGCGTAAAATTGGCTGTTGAATAGTACATGCCATATGGATCTGCAGGCGGCGTATCTGCGATAAGGTGATTGGTAAACACGATGGTTCCACCTGCCTCAATGGTTGTATCAATGTCCGTGATAACAGAAGCGGGTGTCACACCATCAATCAGATTTCGCGTTTTCCCGCGCATTTTGTCCGGTATGACGTTTGAGTCGATCCCCTCAACTAAAGAACGGGCATAGCGTAATACGTTTCGGAAGTCAGGATTTGCCGCAATGTTTATATGGCCCCCGTAAGGATAGGCCAATATTTCAGACGCCCGTGTCCAGCCCTCATTGTTCAGCCAATCACGGCACTGTTCAACCTGTGAAACGGCGACCGCCACTGTGCCGTTGTTCAAGTTTGGATGGCTGTACGTGTGATTGAAAAGATCCCATCCGTACTCATAAAGATGAGCCAATTGATTGTACGACATCACTTTTTCGTAAGCAGGATCAACAATTTCATCTATCCAAGTAGGTACCACGCCAATATTTCCCCTGAATCCGCGTGCTTGAAGAAGCGGGAACGCCTTTGTATATTGCGATAGCCAACCGTCATCAAACGTAAAAATAGCTTTCGCCTTGCCTTTTTTGTAGCCAACGATGCTATCAAAAGTAAGTTCACAGCCGCCTGTTTCTGCTGGAATGCCCCGGATCTGCATGGATGTTTTTGCTGTGGTTAAGTCGGCCACACCCTCGACTATATAACTAGCTGTATCAATAATGAGCTCGTTCCAGCCCTCGGAAAGCTTACCCTCTCCGATTCGATAGGAAATGAAGTTTGTATAATCTGCTGTCTCCGCAAAATACAATTCAAGATCCACAATATTGTGAGCATTGACCACGAACAGATTCACGCGGATCGTTGCCGTGCGGGAAAGATCAATCGGAGCTAAATAGTTGTTACGAATCGCCGTCATGTTCGCGTCACCTGCTGCCATCAGGATCTTGACGCCCTGCCGCGCGTGTTTTCTGTTCACCGTATCTGCTTCCATCCGGTCGCCGTACCGCTTGACCCAACCACCAAAATCAGACCCCGTGAGCAGCACTACGCCTTCTGTATTGACCGGATCAAACGGCACACCCACCCCACCTTGACCGCCAGGCGTGAGCGGCTCGCCATTTAGGAACAACTCGCCCTTAAAATGAGATTCGCCATTTGGAAGGGTTCTGAACGTTTCGGTACGCGTGACGCCATTGAAAAAATCAATGACGAATGGACGTAGCTGCCCAGTTCCGCGTGATTGAATCCGAATACCCGCTTGCCTGGAATCCTCATACCCATTGTTGTAAATGTCAACAAATTCCGGACCGCCCGATTCGCCGTCTACTTCCCTCATAAGGGCGATAGTGGCCTCATTTCCCCCGTTCACATTCGGGTCAGGTGATGCGATTTCAACGACGGTATGCGTGATCCCTTTGCTCTTTATGCGATATAAATTAACATCTTCCCCCGGCAGCTCATAACTTCCCGCTGAGAAGTCCGGATCTTCCAGCTTGGAAATATCCTGCCAATCGTTATTTGTGATGCCATCCACCAGGCGATAGCTGCGGTTCTCTTCTGTCACGTAGCAGGATAGGCCCACGTAACGCCGCCCGCTCGGTAACGCGTCCCGTTCGGTCAGCGTGTTAAAAACTGTGCGAGAATCCAGCGGTATGCCAGAATTAAGATCAAAACCACTGGATAAAGGGATTCCAGCCATGAATAATCCCCTCCTTACTTAAAATTTAAATGTATTGGTGAATTTCGTTTGGCTCGTCGGGTTGTTCAGCGTGTACACGTAGTACGGCACCGCTATCCCGTCCAGCCCTGTGATCGTAACAGTGGTCCGGGTGTATGCGCCGATCGTTTCAAATCCATTTGCATCCGTGATGGAAGTAAGCAGTCCATACGACTGCGGATACGCAAAAACAAAGCGACTGTCCGACAGCGTGAACGCGTGCGCCGTATTGCTCTTTGTTTTCACCAGTTTTGTGAGCGCCTTGACCTGTGCAGCGGTCGGGCTTGCAGCCGCCTCGCTTCCTGCATACATCGGATAGACGTAAGTAATTGTTTTGGACGCTTCAGCCGATCCTTTTTCATCATAGGCTTTCACTTTAAATGTCACTGTGTCCGCCACGTCAGTATTTTCTGTGTACGTAAATGTGCCGCCTTGAGCGCTTGGATTATTCACCGCTTGGAGCAATGCTGCCCCCCTATAAAATTCTACCTTCGTCACGTCCATTAAATTCCGCGTGATAGTGCCTGTCAAAAGAATGGAGTCTATCAGATCACCGTATTCCTTCACCGAGACATTAGGATTTAAAGCAAGGATTGCACCAGGCGGTGTATAAACCAAATCGTATACACTCTCCATTTTTTGATCCAGGCTATTCACTTGATCTGCTGCTTGCTTTGCTAACACTCTCGCGATTTGATCGGCCATTATGCCACCGCCTTGCCTTTTACCATAACCGCGCCCCCGGTAACTGACACCACTTCGACGATGACGGTTTCCAGTCCTGTGATTTCAAACGACCAAATCTCACCTGTTCCGGTTGTGCTTGATGCGAATGTGAGCGACTGCAGGTTAATTCCCTGAATCGATCTCTTGATCCCGCTGGCCGATACCCCGTAAAACTTGATTTCTCTCGCTGCAGACGATCCGTATAATTCGACCGTCAACGTTTTGTAAGCTCCTACAGTGAAGGGTGTACCTTCACCCGCTGCAGTTACGGCATCATGAAACGTAACTTCCTGCGTCTTGAATTGTACATTTTCTATCGAAAGCGAATCCGCTGATATACTCGCCCCTTGTAAATCCACAGGAAGCCCACCTGGAATACTAATGCCTGCCAGCTGCACAGGTTGATTTTTCGTAAGCGGCTTAAATGTCCCTTGTGGAGAATCCGTTTTATCGGCTGTATCTAAATATTGCGGAATAGGCTGACCTGCCCCGTCTGTTAATAATACAGCGCTTGTGTGTTGTGCCATTTCGTCACCTCAGATCCATATTATTTAACTTCATTTTTCAACCATCCTAGTTGAAAAGCGTGGTTATTTTCTTTATGTCCCCTAATCAAACTCGATGATTTGCCAGTAATATTGCGCGCCATTCAACACATTGATTATAGTGGCGGTCGTACTGGACACTATAACCCCGTAATGATGCTTTTTGTAGGTACTTCCTGCAAACTCATAAGACACACTGACAATAATAATCGTTTTGGCAGGATTGACCGCGGAAAACGTGATCGGCATATCCCCAGTGGCTTCGGCAACGTCCGTACCTATTTGTTTCGATTTAAGTTTTTCCATTTCAACAACCGTTACGTGCATAGGGTCGCTTATTTGTCCATAATAATGCCGCCCAAACCACACCAAAGAATCCCCGTTTCCCGCAATATCTAAAGAGGCATGAAAAGCGTGATACCCATTGCCCACGTCACCGTTGGGGGAATGGATGATAATATAGGCATTATCTCGATTAATTTTTTCGATCGTCACGAATTTTGATAATTGACCATTGTGATCCCAACCTGCGGTAATGTGTTGAATTTTCTTAACACCACCCCTTCCCCCTGCAAAACTGCCGCCATGTTCACTAATCTCAATCATTCTTACACCTCACTCATCAGAACGCCGTCCGCATCATAAGACAGCATAAAGACTTCTGTTTTTGCCACAGTCGTACCGTTTGCCGCATAGTACGTAATCGTTCTTGTTGTGTATTTAGGGCTTGTTCCGCCACTTAAAACGGCTCTGACAGCTAGTGTGTTATCCAATTTACGCCGATACTCTATGGTTGTAAAAATCCCGTTTGCATCTTTACTGCTCTTGAATTTTTTAAAAGAAGTTTGTTCGATTTTCGTAATCACTCCCGCCGGAGACTCTTTTCCATTCGCAAGATCGTATGCCGCTTTCACGGATTTTGACGTTGCTGCTAACAATTCGCTAGAACTCGTTGTAGAGCTGGATAACTGCACAATCCCTTTAACCGTTGTCGTGGCATCTTTCAAATTGTCTTTATGAATAGCGTCCTGCTGTAGTTCGAGTAAAGCAAGGTACGTCCTGCTCATAAACCAATTCCAATAATCGGCAGGTGGTCTCTGACGTACTTTCCAGCCTTCATTTCTTAATGAACTTGGTGGTTCTGCACCTGCAGCATTCCATTGCGGTAACGGTTTTTCAAATCCCACGCCTACACCTCCTCTTTAAATCGGCAAATCAATTTCATTGTCAGATGAGAAAGCAATACCTAAATAGCCACCGATTTCTCCTTCTATATCCGAGAATCCTTTCGTTTCATCTTCTTCCATATCCATATCACCAAATTCAAACGTCCCTTCCAGCACCAGCTCTTCCAATTCAACGCCTGCGGACATACTGCTCCGGACCAATTTATAAAAATGATTCGGAGAAAGTGCCGTTTCATTCAGCCGTTCAATCGGGAAGCTATTAATTTTAATAGCCGCTGGCTTTGGTTCGTTTTTTTCAACGGTTGAATATTGATGTGGCGAAATAAAGTAATGCTCGGGCGTATCATCCCATAGCTCGTAGATTTTCACTTCATACGGCCGCACATTTAATGCAATGGAGATCACGCGGATCAAACTGTTAATGTCCCCGTTTGATTGATTGCCCGCGCTTTTCGCTTTCAATAAGACACGGTATACTTCATCCGCCGCAATCCCTCGCGGCTGCTTCAAATCTTCCCCGATCTCATCCAGCGCGAGCCCTTCTGCATTGTCAATTTCCCGCCATTCTTCAATTCGGATATTCGTTTCTTGCAGCAGCTCCAATTCATCGGAAAAAATCTGCATCATTTTTCCGAGATTGCTATTCTTATTTTTTTTACACCGATCTGTCAGGCGATAAAGAATGTCTTCCAGCGTAAACAACTTAAGCAATCAAGATCACCTCAATATCGGCCGCCTTTGTACGAGCGACCTGAAGCGGCAGGATATCTATGTTAGATGCCGTATAGTTTATGCCATCTGCAGAAACGGTCAATTGAAGATCACTGACACCAGGAACCTTCGCGATTTGATGACTTAATCGCCACAGAACCACATCAATTCCCATGCTCAAACCAGGATAGAGGGTTTGATCCGCGTCCTCTCCACCAATATAGGATACAAGCAAGGTCCGGACCTGATTTGCACCATTTGATCCAAAAGCGCTATTTGTCGTTAACGTCGCCTTAATCGAAACATTCACCACTTCAGCGCGGGTAAAACCTACCTTTTTTGGCCAGCCGCCATCGTCTAATACTGTTTTTTCAATTGCTCCATAAGGCTGAATCCCCCCAGCTTTATTCCGAAAGATCGTTTCCGCAATTTCTTGATCATTTCCACCGAGCACATAGGTTTCAAATGAGTGCGGCGGCCGGCCGTCTGCATCCGCGACGTTTTTTTCATTTTCGACGATGTTGACCGCCTGAATTCCCGGTAGTTCAAGGAGCTTAGAGCGCATACCTGGGATGGTTGTAGCTCCTTCCACTTGCTTGAAATAACGCGCGCGAAGTGCCTCGTCCTTTTCTACATCCCGTCCGCCTTCTGCTGGCCCTGGATTATTCACGCTCGTTACACCGCTTAGTGGCTCGACCTGGACGGTGATAGTATTTTCCCCAACTTTTGTATAAGCGCCTTTTTCGACGGATACAGCTTGCCCTGCTCCGTTTCCTGTTTCATCCAACGTGACATCTTCAATCAGATAAAAATAGATGTCTGTTTCCGTGGAAAATTGTCTTTGTTCAGGGATGACAAAGCCAGGCATACCCGTGAAGGTGAGCAAAACCATCGACTCCGATGCTAATTCCCTAGTGATGCCGCGATTTTTCACGCGCCGATCTAAGCTCACTCCATCTGCTTTGCTTACAGATCCGGCGTTGTATACCTGTTCGGATAATTCCCACACGACAGATAAAAAATAAGCGAACAAACGAATGATGATACCAAGCGGGCTCCGTGGGCTGATGTTGGTGTTTTCCCCGTATAACTCCCGTGATTTAATCCCCATATCATCAATTAATTCCGCATATGTTTTTCGTTTGAAACCATTTTTATCCAGCATCGACCGGCACCTCCCTTAACGCCATTTTTGTGCCGTCCTCTTTTTCTAACGCAAGAGAAACCGAGCGGTTCCGCTTTCCTTTATCATCGATGATTCGAACATCTGTCACCGACTGAATTCTATTTTCCTGTGAAATGGCTTCAATGATGTCATCCCGCGCTTCGGCTTGATCAGCCCGTTTCCCAAGCAGATGATCATACGAAAGCCCATGTTCTGCTTCCAAAAAAAACTCACCTTTCCGCGTTTGCAAAACATCCTCGACGGATTGAGCAAGTTCTTCATCACCCTCAACAAAAATCCATTCATTGTTTTCAAAAACTAAATCTCCATCCACTAACTTTGGCGCCCTCATGATGGAAACACCCCTATAACGACCCCATCTATGACACGGTGACGGTCTGAAAACTCTGGCGCAAACGATTTGTTTCCGTTCATATGATCGAGCGGTCTGTCCGCAAAGGACACATAGACCACATCACCCTCTGACACAAGACCGACGTGCTTTAATATGGGAGCGGCCAGGATAAAGTGCCCGTCACCCTCTTCTGTTTTATACAGCGTTTGCACGTCCGCGCTCGTTGTGCCATAGACATTCACGACGCGTGCAGGTGCAGCTACATGTATTTGTGCACCAATTTGTGCCGCATAACGCTCGAAAAAATTCGTATCTTCTGCCATCAGATCACCTCCACTTCTGTGATAAACTCTGAACCATTCCCCACGTGTTTCCCTTTTCGCGCTCGATATTGCCCGTTCGATGTCCGACTTTTAAATTCGACCAATACGCCCGGTGTGATTTTATGCTGCAATAGGCTTTTGGCTCGATACCCTTTCCCGCTATCGTCCGCGAAATATTCAGGTGAACCAATCAAACCGGTATCTTCAGAAAGAAAACAGATTTCAGAGGTTGCTTCCTTCAGTGAGCGGATGACTAGGTTTCCCCGTTTCCAGAACACGGACGCGCCGCAATCTTTCGCTACTGTGATCAAATGGTTCATTAACTTACCGGAAACGATATAGCCTTTTGGATAGGGTTTGTTGTCAGGGAGCTTCAATTCAGTCAAGCGCAATCCGAGCAAATCCACCAATTTCTTGATGATGACCTCTCCGAGCACCCCTTTTTTGAATGTGATGTTTTTTTCAGCCGTCTTTGCAGAGACATCCATCCCGTCAATGATTTTCAGCTCCGTGATTCGGTCCGCACCTTCTCGATACGTGCGAATAGAGGTTAATTTCCCACGGGATAACACCCCATAATTTCCCACATACCCGGCCTGCACGGATACGCTCATGCCTTTTCCTAACCGGCCGACAGATAACTTCGTTAGGTTATAAATATTGACCGTGATTTCATTAGGCGCCGTATCACTATCAAAAGGCACTTCAAACGTAATGTGAAAATCATTTCCGTTAAATGTGGTGTTCCAATTGAGACCTTGAATGTCTATAATCGTGACCCGTTTAAAAATGTAATTAGGATTCGTCAATCACATCAACCTCCGAATCTATGGTCAAAAACGTTGTCACCATTAAATTACCAAAGGTGATGCGCCCTTCTTTCCCTGATGTATCGATTGGCAGAAGCGCCGGTGCAGGCAATCGTGCATCCGGTTGATCTTGCCACAAATATTGCCCGAGAATCATTTTTTCACCAAGCGCAATCGGATTCCGGGCCGCATCGTATAAATCGACCGTAAAGAAATCAAAGGATTCGTTATAATTAATTCCTAGAACAAATTGTTCCCCGGCCAACTGAATCTCAAATTCTTCAGGCAAATAATCCTTTTCGATCGGGATATAAATCATCTGTCAGTTCCCTCCTGTTGTTGATCCGGAGCTTGCACCCTGACCGATGCCATTTGTTGTTGAATACGCATTCGATCCCTGCCCGATGGTGCCGACGCGTAACTTTACACCAACCGGGATTTTCGTTGGCGGGTATTTATTCCACTCTTGCAGCTGTTTCACAGTGGTGTTGTATTTCTTCGCTAAAGATGAATAGGTATCGCCCGCTTTGACAACGTGATACAGTTCTTTTGTTGCTTCAGGCTTTGTGTCAACCGGCTTTTTCTCTCCGGTGCTTTTCACTTTTTTCCACGGCGACGCTGCAAAGCGGACCGTTTGCAGCTTGATACTGATTTCAGACCCATTCGCGATGTTTGAATGCATATTCCCATCGATGGAAAGAATGATCACCTGTTTGGCAATATTCCGCCCCACATACGTGAACACCGTCCCTTTTTTCATTTCGTCTTTTAAATACTGCTTGTCCCTCACATAATTCGGGCCTAAAATATAGCCGGACAACGAAAAGTCATCCGGCTTGGTGATAATATGGTCCGTGTACGATTCACTTCGCTCAACGGGATAGGTGGTCGCTTCGATGGAGCTGGAATCCCCTTCTGATTCAATCGAAAGATTAATTGGTCCAAGTCTGGCCATCTTATACCCCCTCCGGATTAAGCAGTAATGCCTGCAATTTTTTGTAATGCGCTTCAAGCTGACTTTCCACCTGTTGTTTAATGCTTTCGCTCACATTTCCACCTGCAGGTACCGTGATGTTTATTTCCGGACTATACGTAAGGGTAATATTACGTGAACCAGCGCTATTTGTTGGACTGTACGATTCAGCGGGTAAATGATCACCTGCAGTAATGCCTACACCCATTGCAGACGCGGATTTTGAAAGTAAACTTAATCCTCTAGCTCGTCTTGCAGCACTGAGCGGGATAATGGCCTCTGGCCCAGCTTCACCGACAAGCCCCATGTGCGCTCTCGTCACGATGCCGCCGTTTGCATATTTCCGGGCGCCTGTCGGCCCCCATCCTCTTTTTCCATAAGGTAAATCACGCCGCCAATTCGTATTATTAAAGAACGCCATGAGCTGGTCTATTCCGGATAAAATATTAGAATGTCCTTTTACCATGTAATTCTTAAAAGTTGACGGTATATATTGAAGCAAACCGCGTGCCGGCGTTCCATTTCTCATATTAATGTCATTAACAGCAGGACTTTGGAAGATTCTTTGATTCCCTTTGGATTCTCGATCAATCTGTGCAATGATCCCCTGTACTTGTGCCGGTGTTACCGCTTCATTCATTCGTTGAGCTGCCTGAATGATTGCGGGCCTCCACGCAGCCGCTCCACCCGTAACATTAGGAATAGCCCCGCTGTGAGCCTGTTCAGCAGGCATTTGTACACCTTTAAAATCCGCATGAACATGATCGGTATGCGGATTCAACCCTGTATATGGACGCCATGCGCCGCCAGAGCTTGAAATTCGTCTGTTATAAATAACATACTGAATATCTTTGACTTGCCGCATGAATTCAGCGATTTTAGACATAGTTTCATGCGAACCGCCAATATCAAAAGCGCGTCCGTATGCGTGCATACTTTTCACGTTTGAGTTCCCCACCACGCCTCGATCCGCAAATCCACCCATAAAACGCGTCGGCCCGAATCGGTCTTTGACCTGGTTATACCAGTATTCAACGTACTTCATCATGCCGCCCATACCAGCTCCGCGTCCGACTTTATGCGGATCTTTTTCCATACCGCTTGTATATCCTCCCGAAGAGAGTAACTTTCCTCCCACAAAGTTGACAGCCGCATCTTTAATCATTTTCAAAGCGCCAGATCCTACGTCTTTAAAAACACCTTTCATTTGAGGGAACACGACGCCCAGTCCGGACCATACTTTATCCAAAAGACCGGATGGATTACCAAAGTAAGAAAAGACATCTACGCCAATATCTTTTACTTTTCCGGCAGCATCTTTAATCCCGTCCCATGCACCGGATGCAGTATTTTTAATGGCATTTCCAGCTCCAGACATGAAATTTCCTACAGTAGTATTGCCCTGATTGTATGCTGGAATGGACCCTAGTACTTTACGTGTATTGGTTGCAGAGAGTACTTGCGTCCCTTTCGGAAGGTTCATGATCGTGTTTGTTGACGGACTTAATCCCATGTCTCCACGAGGAGTGCGATAAAGTTCCGGTCCTGCATTCGATCCTCGTCCGTCGCCCAGCACGGCGGGTCCTCCGGGATGATAATTGGTTCCGTTAGCATACTGAGGAATTTTCCATTCTCCCATAATCGATTCAGCGCCTAGTTTGCCTAAAACCCACTTAACACCGTCCGTTACACCATCGATGATTTTCTTGATCCCTTTGAAAATATCAGTACCTAACGCTTTTACTCCGGCAGTCACATCTCCGGAAGCACTTTTAATACCAGCCCCAATTCTTTTCGGCAGGTCTTTGGCTCCTTTGACAATACCTTCCCACACTTTTCCAATATCGGACTTGAACAGACCGAATATTATTTTTGTTTCTTCCCTCATCGTTCCCCAGGCTGTTTTTACCGCTAACTTGATACGACTAAGCATTCCCATAAAATTTCCATGAATGGCTAACCAGACCCCGTTAATGGCATTCTTGAATCCTTTCATGATGCTTTCGCCGATCCATTTCATGGCTGTAAAACCGTCAGAAACCGTACTTTTCACAACGTTCACGCTGGTTGTAAATGCGGAACGTATTCCAGTCCACATCCCGACGAATACGCCTTTAAACCCTTGTATAAAGAGCTTTCCAGCACTTAAAATACGCCCGAACATCAGTAAGTTAATGTAATTCCAAACAAATTGAATGGCTCCAAAAAAGACCTGTTTAATGCCTGCCCACATTAGTTTAAAATCTAATGTGAAAAGCCCTGTAAAGATTTTGACAATGCCCATAATCACTTTTAATGCGCCGTCGATCACACCCTTGATGTTGCCCCATACAGATTTAATCAACAGGAGCACCGCAGGCCACACAAATTTCATGACCTTCCAGATCACACCTAAAACTGTGCCAATCACCGTGCTAATGACGGTCCACACGTTTTTCCCTGCTTGCAGGATTTGCGTGCCATTTTCATCCCAAAACGCACGGAGTTGATCCAGTTTTTGTTTCCCGAACGTCACAATGGTATCAAGCGCCTGCATGATGTACGGTTTTATGAATCCAAATACGCTAACAGCTGACGATTTAATCGTATTCCAGCCATTAATGACGCCCTCTTTAAACTTATCCGAACGTGTCCACAGCAAATAAAACGCAACACCTAGACCAAGAACAACGCCAGAAACGAGAAGGACGGTACCCATCATGGCTCCCAGGCCTTGAACAAGCGGACCTATCACGAGCATAATCGAGGCAAATGCTGCTTTTAACCCCATAACCCAGCCTATCCCTGCCGCTAAAGGCGTGAGCATCAAAAGAGCCGTTGATGCCAAGTAGATAAACATTCCGCCAATTCTTGTAAACCACGGACTAATTTCATTCAGACGTTGAACAAATTCACCTACTTTGGTACCCACATTCACAATCGTTGCAGCAATTTGTCCCCAAAATTCAACGAACGGTGCCACTGCCTTCGTCCAAGTTCCTTTAAAATTCTCCCAGGCAACACCGAGCGGCATTAAACTGTCTTCCAAATCCTTTATTTGTTTATCTGTTTCTTTCTTTAAGTTGGCGAGTTCGGATGTAGCTTGTTTCGTGATGAGTTTATATCGCTGGTGAAAATCTTTTACATATTGATCTAATTGAGGCTGCGTCATTTGAGTCATCGCCTGAATTTCAGAAGCGGCAGAAGGCCCCATCTTTTGGAGTTCAGCCATCATAGCATCACTCACGCCTCGTCCAGCCAATGTTTTTAAATTACTTGACCAATTACGGATAATGACGACTTGTTCTTGAAGATTTTTTGATAACTGGTCAGGATCTATTTTTGGCGTCGCTACATCTTGGAAAATACTCGCGAATAATTTAATTTCACTTATACGATCCGCGAGCGCGTCTTTGTAAATCTTGTTTATCAGGTCTTGCTCTGCTTTGACCTCTGCGGGATCAGGACCGAGCGCAGCATTCGCTACAACAGCTGTGAATGCAATCCAGGCAGCAGCCGCAAACATGAGGACCATTTGCTGGCGCATTACCCCTTGATTAATCAACGCGATTTGATCCGCTAAATCTTTCATACTCGCATTTGGACCAAGCATTTGAAGAGCCAAATTTGCCGCGTTCGCTTCACGGGCCATGCGCTCCATTCCGCTTGTAATACTAAGAAACGGTTTGTTCACACTGAGCATGACATTGCCCATGCGGTCGTAATTCTTGATGATTTTATCACTCTGACCGCTCATAGCGCTCATCGTGGCGATCTGTTGAATAAAGCCCTGTCTCATTGCCAAATTGCTGTTAATCATTTGATCAGAAGCTTTTTTATGCTCTTTCCCAAGCTTGCGAATGTCTTGCATAAAGTCATTGGTCGTTCCGCTGTAATGCCCCATCTGCGTGCTGAGTTTGAACACATCGCCTTCTACATCCGCCAACACCCGGCGATACTTATCCAAGTTGTTATGATTCTGTACCAACGAGCGACGCATGTCACCGCTCATACTGTTCCAGCTGTCCGCCATATGCCGCGCAGATCCGCCAGCTGTTTGAGCTAATTGGCGAATGACATCACTTTGCGCTCCTAATTGCCGGTTGACCACCTGTGTCTCGTCAATCAGACGTTGATTCGAACGAATAATGTTGTTGTTTGCACTTGTTTGCGTTCTTTCGTACCCGCCGATCTGCCGCTGCAACTCTCGTAAATGACGCTGTGTTTCTGCAATCGGTGATGTATCGGCATGGATGCCAATATCAACTAGTAAATCACGAACAGATTCCATCCTCTCCCCCCTTTCGTCTGTTTATTTTTTGTTGATCGCTTTCTTTTCCATCTCGATTTTAATGTCGTACGCTGCATTGACTTTATCCAATTGATAGCGGGAGAGCTGTTCCGCTTCTGCATAAGAAAGGCCACGCTCTAAAATAGGGCGATAGAAAAACCATTCCTCATTCACTTCTTTTTTCAGAATTGCCTTTGTTTTACTGCCGTTTTCACTCTCGAAGAAAGGCGGCAGCCTCTTTCATGAGTTCATCAAACCCATCATGTCCCTCGATGCCTTTTGCTTCATTCCCGTCAAAGTACTCCCAGTTTACTTTTGGTGAAACAATGACGTGTTTCATTAGTTCCTCATAAAATTTTTCCGTCGAAAATTTCCCTTCACCTGTCTGAACACGATCCTGAATTCTTGTCGCTTCACGGTGTCCTGGGTGTTGTAATGTGTATTCTGTGCCTTCTACTTCAACGATTTTTTGGGTACCTAATTTAGTTGTCATTTTAAAAATCTCTCCTTTTGTGTGTAAAAATAAAGAAGCAGCCCGAGTGGACCGCTTCGTGGTATTATTTGGTTTCTTGCGTTTACCTGGCTGCATATTCTATCACTCTGACGTGTAATCGAAAACCTTGACTTCATATTCACGCCCGCTGGCTTCATCGCCATATTCCTTGCCAGCCGTTTTCTTGATTCGTGCCCGCGTGCCGCCCGTTACTTCTTTTGGCGTTCCTGAATAGTTATTCCAGATAGGGAATTCTGTACGATTTTTAGCCAACGCTTCCACATATGCCACATGAGGTGATGTTTGCGATAACGTGAACGTGATCGTCCCTAATGGGTTATTGGATTCGGACACAATAACCTCACCTTGCGCATCCACTTTCTCAGAGAAAAAATCTTCATCCTTTTCTGAATTGACCATTGTACCTTCTTCAAACCCTGTTATGATTCGTGATCCTACTGTTAATACACAAAGATCCGCATTATATGATCCCATTGATTAGTCCCTCCTTTATTTAATGACTTCGCCTGTGATATTGGCTTCATGAATGGCTCCTGCCAACTCAAAAGAAAAGCCCAAACCGTTATAAATACGCGCCCCACGTTCTGCCGCTTGTACTTCAGTACGTGACAAAGTAGACGTGGAATAAATCGGATTTTTCGCATCATCTTCTGCAATAATCCCTTGACGATGGCCCAGTTTAAGTGCTGTTTTCGTTGCTGAATCCAGCGTAGCAATCCCACGATGATCAAACGGCAGTTTTTTGTTTTGGATATACGTGTTTTGTACATTCTTTTCAATTTCTGTGATCACCCATGACAGACCATGCACGACATCGATGTATTCACCGGATACCACTTTTCCCTCAGACGTTTGAGCAATGCCCATCTTACGGACATAACAGATCGCCCCGTCTGCATGGATCGTATTCATTTCATCGTCCAGCATTTCAGTTGGCGTGATGCCTTTCAGCGTTTTAAATTTCCACGTAAGCGACCCGACCTCTTGTGAACCGAGCGCACCGACAAGCGCCGCATCAATGCCTTCATCCGGCACATGATACGTATTGATTGTGTATTTATATGATTTCGCTTTAATGGTTGCACGGTCAGCTTGGAGCTTTGTACGCATGGAGAACATTTTGAATTTTTTCAGTTCAATGAAATCAGCTACTTTGATTTGCTCCGCGATCACTTCATCGGATACAACCGCAAAATACCAATCCTCATCGTAATATTTCGTAACCGCATCGACTGCTGTTTTTGGCGCTGGTGCGACCGCTGCGGTGTCATACGTAGCAATGGCAATTACCGCTGGCGGCTGTTCCTGATTAAAGATGGCGAATGCTTTTTTGTACACGGATGTTGATTCAATATAATCAACCTTCACCGCTTCAATCGAGCTATAATTTTTAAGCGAGCTTGTCCCTGTTTTTTGCGCAAGGATGAGCGGCTTGCCTAAACCCGTTAAACCCAGTGGCTTCCGTAAATTAATGGTGACTTTGACGTCTTTCATGGTCATTTAATTTCCCTCCTGTTGGATGTTCGCTTTTTCGATCCATTCCATTTCACGGTCGATGTGATGCTTCGAACGTACCTGGACATCAAACCCGTGTTTATATTCATAATGATTCACAATATGCGTCGTTCGATTTTCCACGTTTCCAAGACGGTGAACCGCTGTCCCTTCATCAATGAAATAAAGAGCGCCCGCAAATTGAAACCAGCCATGAGCCAGCACAGCCAGTTCTCTCGATAAATCTTCATCAACATGGAAAAAGCTGAATGAGATGGACATCAAAGGCTGCGTCGTCAAACGTTCATATACGGACTCTCCTTCTGTATATTGCGTCACGTTTCCCCGGCCTCGTCCTTTGATATGCGGTGACGTGACCTTGTATTGCCCGTATGGGAGCGGCGGCTGTTTAGCGCCCTGTTGGTCTGCCTTGACGATTAAAACGCCTGCGTGAACCGACAGGACCTCAATCATGGCTTTCACATCATTTGTTTTCATTGCCAACCCACCTTGCCACGTACATTTTCACATCCGTATAATCGGTAAAATCATCGAATTCCTGGATCGTATAGCGGATACCCTTATATACAATGGTCTGTCCTAGCTTTAGATAGACCAATGTGAGCAACTTCCGATCTTTGGTCGAATACGTACCTGCTTCAGAATAATGAAGTTCATCTTTACCGGAACCATTCTGACTGAAAGGAAGTAAAACCCCTGTCACATCCGCTGGATACGTTGTACTGTCGATCCAATCCCCATTAGAAGCATAAGAACCGCCAGCCGCTTCCACGTCTGCTTTAAAGATCACGCCAAATGAGTGAATCATCGATGCGAAACTTATTTTTTCAGGCACTTTTTAACACCACCTTTTTCAACATTAAAAAAAGACCACTTTATTGTGATCTGTTGATACTGTATATTCATTTACCATGCGTTCGTACTCCTGTCCGTAAACCGTGACAGACAAACCGCTCAATCCCGTTTCGCTTTTATACGTCCGTTCAAGCACGTCCAGCTTTTCTTTCACCACTTCCTGTGGTTTTAAAGTGGCCAGATGAATCGATAAATAACGGGTGAGTTTTTCTTTGTATACGTCTGCCTGGTATTTTTCCAGCAATTCAAGCCCGTCCACTTCCAATGATGCATCCGCAATAATAAGATTAAGCTGTGCATCCGGTACGGCCGCAAGATGGGAAACAGTCCCTTTCACGTTCTCAATCGTTGTATAAGGTGCGGACATGCTTACACCTCCTCGGACACAAGGGCATTTTTAACATCGTCCGAGCCGATTTCCTGCGCTTTTCGCTGCTTCTTAGGTTGATCTGCTTTCACGATTTCAATTTCCTTGCTGTCGATCAAGCTTTGATTATTCGGGTATTTAGCAGCTTGAAGAAATGCTTTTGCATCATCAGGGCTTAAACGAGTTAAACCCGGAAACAGCACGGCACCGATATGATGGACACTGTTCCCTTTGTTTTGTACGAGCATGATCTCACCTCCTTCATTCCACCTCGTGACGGATAGAACCAACTAGCCGACCTGTGTCAACAAGCGGATTTGATGATCCTTTACGTTCGGTGGTCATGCTGCTGTTTGCCGGATCGCGCAGATCGCGCAGTTTCTTTTGGATCAAACCGGCCATTTCAAGACCGATCATATCGGCGAATATGTCTGGATTAAGGTTTCCGTCCAGGACATCAGGCATCAATGATTCCATTTTATCAGCTATATCATCCGCGTTTTCATCATATCCACTGCGAAGAAAAGAACGTTCTGGAATGACAATTTCGGTTGTTTCCTTTTTCAAAGGGAACCCTTGATACGCAAACCATGCCCGCATTTTATCCGTCACTTGAATTTTCGTTCCGTATTCATGGACGCGGGCAATCGTTACCATTTCAGCATCATCCGAACCAAAGACACCCACTTTGATTTTTTTGTTATTTAACGCTGCTAGATTATCCGCTAACGCATCCAGCTCGCTCAAACTTCTGATCGTTCTTCTCGATCTAGCCATCTTTCATCACCTCATCAGGTGGCTTTTAAACGTTCTTTTTTCCGCCAGTGTCACGCTTACTCACTGACTAAAACAGCAAGCAATTCTTCCTTATCCATTTTGCTGTACCCTTCAATACCTTGCTGTTTCGCAAGCTTTTTCAGGTCCGGAACGCCCATCTCTGTTATTGACTTAGGTTCCTCTGCATCATGCTCGAATCCCGCTTCGGTTAATAAATCAATGGCCCGCTGATCATCCGTTTCGTATTCCCCGTTTTCGAAGGTACAAAGGGCTTTATCGTTGTCTTTATCCCATACAATGCCATGGCCGTAGAATTTCATGATTTCACCTCATTTAATTTTTTAGTTAGTTTTTCATTAATCCTGTATCGCGCAGTTTCTGAAGAAGGCTGTTGATTTGTGTATTCAAACCAGCAACATCTACAGCAGTGCTGTTCGCTTGCGCTGGCATCTGAATCACTTCTTTCAAAACCGGATCTACACGGTTGTCATTTTGAATTTTCCCCACCAGAATTCCTCCTTTTTATGAAGATTAAAAGAGAGAAGAGCACCTTCTCCCTTGTCATCAAGAAACCGCTAGGCCTGTAATGCTTCCATGAAGGAACGATGGACCGTGATCTAGTCCGATTTCACCGTAGATGTGCCCATCTTCAGCTGCACCGCTCTTAGCAAGCTCTTCATAGAAGAGAACACCTTTGTCCGGAACAGGCTGGAAGACAGGTGCTACATACGCCAAATCAAAAACACCGATAGAATTGGCTGGAACAAATCGATCCCACACAATCCCGATTTTGGCAAAGTCGGTTTCAATTTGTTGAATGTTCACGCCGCCCACGTTACGATCTTGCGGAGCATAACCATAAATATCGCTGATGATTTGTTTGTTGTACGCATTCACAAATAATACCGGATCGGAGAACATTGCTCCGTTTGTCGCCATTGTACGAAGCAATTGTTGGATTAACGATTTGCTTAATGTCGCACCCGCTGCGGCAATGGTATTGCCCGTGGAACAAAGTTCAAACATCCCACGTGTTTTATCCGCATCGGTAACTGTTGCACCTGCAGCATATTGACCATTGAGGAAGGTATGTTCTGCATCACGCGCAATTTTCGTTAACGCACGTGCGATTTGGAAATCCTTCTCGCTCGCCGTATTGCCGCGTGCACCCGCTGTATTCAATCCGCTCAAGCGGCCAGAATTGGACATTTTGCGGTACGTCACAGACACTTTTTCCTGGAAAATTTGCGTAATATTCTTTTCTTGTGAACGAGCGTAAGTTTTAGCAGCAGGAGCCGTAGTGGACGCTTGTTCTGAAATTGCCGGTTGCGCCGGTGTTGGATAATCATAAAGGCTGGCAGTTGAAAATTCTTTGTTAGTTGTTTCAAGCCCACCCCCTGTTAATCCGCCAATCATGGTTAGAAAAGGTGTTGTTTCTGCATCCGCTGTGAATAATTCACCTGAATAGTTAGGGAGATTAAAAGAGTTTCCTTGTCCTGTAATGACTGTCATGATTCATTACCTCCTATTTTTTGTTTAATTGATGGATTTTGTTTTTAAGTGCAACCGCAGTCGCCAAATCCTTACGTTTTAATGCGTCTTGACGCTCAGATTCAAGCTGCTCGATCTCACTTAGGTTTTGCTTGCCGCCAATAAGCGGCTTCTTGCCTTTCAAAATCTCATTGACTTCCTTCTGTACCGCTTCTTGGTGAATTTCTTTATAAATCTTGATATTTTCATAGGTTTTTTCAGCGTCTTCACCGATCAAGAAAGGTGCGAGACGATCATCCAAGCTCTCATTCGTCAATGCCTTTTCTGTTTCAAGAAACAGTCTTTCATGCTGGAACGCCTTGCGATCTTCTTCAAGAGCATCCTTCTCTTTTTGAAGTTGGGCTTTTTCTTTCTCGCTCTCGAATTTTGCCCGCTCGTCAGCTGTGAGTTTTGCCAGCTCTTCCGCTTCCTTGCGCTCGATTTTGATCTTTTCTTCCATTTCCTTACGCAATGATTCTTCACGCTTTTTAATCGCTTCCGTGACCCGTTTATCCGTTTCACTTTGCAGGCGTTTCTGCAGCTCTTCTTCCGTCAGTGTAATAGTTGACGGCGATTTCCCCTGTTGTTGCTGGTTGTCTTCATCCCCCACAGCGGGTTGCTGATTGTCTTCGTCCACCACAGCGGTAGACTGATTGCCCCCACCTTGCTCATCTTCATCAGCAAAGAACTGAATGTCTAAACGGAGCGGCAATGATGGTTTATAGAAAAAAGGCAGTTTTGTTTCAGGTTGATGGTTAATCATAAATAGTTCCTCCTTGCCCATTACAGTTGCATTGCCCCTGCAATGTTCAATATTTTAGTTCATGCTGTTCTTTTACGCCTACAGACATGAAAAAAGGCAATAAAAAAAAGACTATCCTTATCGGTAGCCCGTATTTCTATCTATAATCTCTTTTAGCGCTTTTCTTGTATCAAACGGCGTATCAACTACAACTGATTTTTACGATACTTAGCCATTTTTTAGTCGCTCCTTCTTCCACTGTTCAAGCGGCATGTCTTTTAATTCGGCATGTTGCGGCTTCTCGATCTTTTCAATGGAATACGTGAGGAAACAACGGTCATTAATGTCGTCCGCCGCCTTATTCATCATGCCAGGGCCTTTCCCTTTGCCACCCGCTTTGCTGGTGAATTCCTGGTCAATCGGAATTGTTTTTCCGTTCAAGTCTTGATGAGCATCTCGCACGCGTTCATCTCCCACGCTGTTCCATGTTTTTTTCATTCGCACGCCATTTTTATGAGCATGTTCCGTGCTATCATGTTTTGAACTTTCCTGAAGGCGATGCCCTTCCGTCCGCACAATCCGCATAGTTTTAGTGGCGCTCATTTCCATCTGATTTTGAATAGCCTTTGCCATCGTGTGGTACGTCTGCCCTTCATGCAAGCCGCTCGTCACAACTTGACGGAGTTTTAAAATGACCTCATTCCGCTGTGCTTGCAGCCGCTCATTCAGCGTTAAGCCAGTAAAGTTATGTTGAATAGCATTCTCCAACACTTCTACCTGAACAGCACTAAACGCCAGTTTCGTCAGCGTTTCGGTTTCAAGAATCCAAGCAGATGTATAATAACCCTCTGTATATAAGTCTTTTAGGTGCTTTATAAGAGTGGGGCCAACCTTTTTATTAAGCACAACGATATGGTCAATCAGCCCTTGCTCGAACTTCTTTAAACGGTTGTGTTTGGTCATGACATCAAAGGTGAGCTTTCCATCCTCTTCATATTGCTTATACTGCGTCTCTAAAAGTGCGTGAATCTCTTGCAAGGTGATCATGTACTCAGTAATGAGTACCTTTTCTGTTATCCCTGTGAGCTTTATCAGCTTTTCAGTAAGCTTTTTATACCGTTCCTGCATCATTACTTACCACTTCCTTCTGTTCAGAAGAGGCTACAGGATTGACGTTTAAGCGAATATACTCCGCTTCCTGCTGTTCAATCTTTTCCGCTTCATCGGCTGGATCTTCTATGATGCTAACTTTTGAGCGGACCGTGTCTTTGCTGAGGATGCCAGCCCCAACCAATTTAATCATTTCATCCACACTTAAATCTGCTTTTGGCAAGTTAGCAGAGAATGCCGGCACAATGGAACGCCAGTCATACGCATGACCCTGGATATTTAAAATGTTCGTAATCAAGCATATGCGCCGCTGCAAGCCTTGTTTGAACCAGCGTTCTTTCATCGCACGGTTATCCTCAAATGCTTTTAATTTATATTTCATTGACTCACCCGTTTGATTACCACCGAATGAATCATCGGATAAATCCGGCGTACCAGATATGCGGTGAATGTCACTTACCAATCGGCTTTTCAAGTTTTCTTTCCATGTATCATTAATGTCTTTAATGAGCCATTTTACTTCACCATCGCCATCGACTTTCATTGAACGGTGCTCCTTCATTAATTGGATATCTTCCGCATCCGGTGACAGTCCTTTAAAGACCAGATAGGCATCGTTAGAATAGTTTGATTCGTTAATATCATCGGATTGCAGAAGGTTATAGGCATCGTTCAAGGTAATAATGTCTTCAAAATCTCCCTTGCCGTCTTCTTCCTTATTCCAATACACATTAATCGGCACTTCCTGAAAGTAATGGTCTTCTTCGTTTTTAAGTTGGTATCCTTCATCTGTACCAATGTAATGAGAAATAGTATCCGACGTGTATACAAATGCCTGCGTCGTTTCTTTATCATCAAGAATGTCTTTATTTCTGAAATAGCGGATGGCCAGCACCAATTTCTTTTCCACGGAGCGGTCGTACGCCAAAATGACATTTTGTTCGGTTAAATCCAATTCACAAAAGCGGATTTCTAATTCGTTGTTTAATCCTGTCGTCGTATACAGGATTTCAACTCCTTTGCCATAAATACTCGTAGATTGTGCGAGAGCGGCGTTTACCTGCTGTTCATCATTTAGGTCGAATATCTCCTGTATCTGCTCCATATAAGCAGCCTCTTGCTCTTGGGAGATGCTGTAACTCACAGGCTTCCCGGTAAAATAACCGATACTCAAGTCCGTAATGTACTGACAAAAATTTGTGACGATTTTATTATTCGGCTTCGTTTCATCCTCGAATTTCCGCTTTAAAATGTCGTGTTCTCCGTCATAATACTGACGAAGCTTTAATTCTCGCTTTGTATCGTGCTTTTCAATTAGCTTCTGAATCAATTCAGGCGTTACTTCTATATCTTCATCCAATCGAAACATGGATTCACCACCTTATAAGCCCAATTTTGCTTTGTTGAAGCTGTGGACCCCATTGCCTTTTAAGTCCGAGACTTCGTAACCATCAAGCGCATACCAGATGGCTGAGAATGTATGAGGATCGATGTTAAATTCATCCTTAATAATTTCATCCAATTTATTTTTCTTATATGTGAGCGGCTTTAATTCCGCAATTGTATTCGTACATTGATCAGAGCAAATGATTTGCTTGAACCGCTTCACTTTTTTTGTATTTGCCAAGCGGGAACCACCGAATTTCTTCGCTCCCCTTATATTGAAGCCGTTTTGTTTAAAAAATTGGATTGTTTTCGGTTCTGCACTGTCCCCTCGAATCAATTCTTTTGTTTCTTTGAATTCAGCCAGATCTTCAGCGGTCCGGTCATCCGTCATTTTATTTTTGTAATATTCCCAGTAGATATAAAGAATCTTTTTATCATGATCGATTGCCAAACGAACCAACGCATTGTAAGAATCTTCAAAGCCAAAGTCCATTCCCACCCGCTTAATTGGTGAACGAATATTGCTGATCGCCTTCATAACAGCGTCGTGCGGCTGTACTTCAAATTGTGGCAGCACCTTCACGCCGTTCACGCCAAATTGACCTTTTCGGGCAATTCGATAAAGGTCTGGATCGTATTCTTTTAATTCATCTAATTGGGAAACATAGCTTTCTGGCAAAAACAAATTATCTTCCGCTGTGGAATGGTGATAGTACGTGTCGTTTGTCACAACTGTTCTTTTATCATATAAATCCGCGTCATCTAGTATCAAGCGGTTGTTTAATTCATCTTTAAAGAAATGTTTATACGACCAATTATCTTCCCCTACTGGATTTGTAGAAAGAATCATATGCAGCTTCAATGTCGGATGCCGGAGCCGCCCGAGTAATTCTTTAAAGCCTGAATATTTCACTTCAGAACACTCTTCGATCCAGACGATAGAGATGTTATTAATAGACTTTAATTTGGCTGGCTTATCCATTCCTTTAAAGATGATCTTGCTGCCATTTGGGAAGCGGATTTGCATGGGAGATGTCATGCATTTAATTCGACCATCAAGCCCCAAATCAATCACTAGCTCTTCCAGTAATGAATATGTGGAATCCCGGTGTGTATCGTACACTTCACGGACAACAAGAGCAGTCCGTTTTTCTTCCAAAAGCTTCAGGATGATCTTTAACGCTACGTGATAACTCTTGCTGGAACCATAGCCCCCGACAAGGAATTGAAATTTTGTTGACCAGTCAAACAGAAAATCTTCGAAGCGCGGATTCACTTCTTTTTCAACTGCCATCATAACGATTCACCTTTTCGTTTAATAATGACTTCGATCGGCTTATCACCATCTGAGTTACTGATTTTATCCAGTTCTGCTTTTGTTTTATCGATACCTATTTGCATCTGCTCCAGCTTCAAACGCCGTTCATCTTCATCATGAGCAAGTTCTAGGAATTGTTTCGTTAAATTTCTGAATTCTGCCATAGCTCTCGTCTGGGCTTTGATGTAAGATTCATAGCGCTCATAAGCAAATGATACTTTGAAGGATTCACTGCTACTACCATCGCCCCAGCTACTCCCGCTCTCTTCTTTCAAATGATCATTTTCATCCTCAACTACCATAATCTTCTGCATTCGAACTATTGCAGAAAATTTCACTTGAATCTGGAACCATAGATATTCAGGTATCTCCATATCTTTTGATGCTTCCATGATTTCTACCTGTTCAGCGTGAAGGAACTTGCTGAAAAGACCATGCTTTGTTTGAAAGCTGTTGTGATCCGGAAATTTATGAGATGGATTCGGGTTGCCGCTTCTATTCCGCTGTTCCTTACGCTTTTTCAGGATTGCATCCTTCTTATTAGATGCAACCTTTTTATTGATGGTTGCACCCTTTTCCGTTAGATCCCTTGACCATCCTTCACGGCTCTTTCGACTCTTTAATGTGCCGAGCTTTATATCATGCTTTTCTGCTAATGAAGCCAGCGTGATTTTTGTGGTTTCCCACTCTGTTCTAATTTCATTCCAGTTCGCCACGTCACACCACCACCACCTCCACTGTTTTTTGTTTTGAAGCATAGAAAAACTACTTGAAACTATTGGCATATGCCCAACGTATTATATTTAATCCAATAAGAAAGGAGGAAGCAAAATGGCTGGGAATGCTGGGAATCATCGCGATGGCGCTGTCAAAGGAAGAAGTCAGTTTAAAGGTCCAAATGGGAATTACATTAAACGTGATACCACAACGGGAAAATTCATGGATCAAAAGACAACAGACGGTAAGTTCAAGGGCGTACGTAAAGAAAAGTAAGTAGATTCACAAGCATCTATCAAGGGGTTGATAGATGCTTGTGTTTATTTATGAATTGCAAATCGTTATCCTTTAATACTTGATGCAGCACAATACCGAACCGCTCCACCATTTCTTCTTCGTGATTATCGTATCCTGCTTCATTCAGAATGGCATGTACTAATTCATGAATAAAAATCTGTTCCTTTCGATCCTTACTTGCATCTTTGCGGACTTGAATTTCCGCTTCTCGATGAAAACAGCCACCGCTGTAATTTAGATTGCCATTGATTTCAACAACATCTTTTTCGATTACTTTATATTCAATCCCGACTACTTTCACTTTGTTTGGCAGCATTCGCTTTCCACCCCTCTGTTTTTATGTACGAAAAAGAGCCACTCGGATTTGAGTGACTCAATTTGTTTTGTCCGTTGTCCTACTTTTTATCAACCATCTCATATATATAGCAGCTATACGACAAAAACGACGATGTTTATTTTAAAGTATAGAAAAAAGCATCCACCAGTATTAGTGAGTGATCCCTTCATTTTGAGACGTTTGTACATATGAGATTTATAAACTAAAAATTTATTCAGTAATTGTAAAGTGTGCTGCTAAAGTTGTAGTCAACTTATAATCGTTTACGTTGTTGAATGATTGTACCACTCGATATTGACCAGCTCTAAGCGGTGATTCATAGAGACCGTCATTAAATGAGATAGACTCTTGATGCTTTTCTCCAGTTTTCAACGTATATATGATTCCTGGAAAAGCTAAACCTTCGTTAAACGGCACTTTATGCCACGAACCATCTTTCATTTCTTCTATTTCGAATTCTGGGCCAAAGTATTGATTCACTGGGTTATTGCTTGTAATTATCAGTTTAGGTGTTTCTGATTTGCTATAGATTTCCTTGTCCAGCGACATAGTTATACCTTTAGCAGAAGACGGAAGTTCGCCAGATGGATCTGGAGCTGGTTCTGGAATTGCTTTATTAACTTCAAAAATTCTATGAATCATCAACGCCAATTCGCCTCTTGTCAAAGGATCGTGAACACCGAATTTTGTGGCTGTTTTCCCTTGTACGATACCAGCATCTAAAAGCAAGTGGACGGGTTTTACATATCGACCAGTTACATCTGAGAACTTATCTGATTTATCCAATTCCCAGTTAGGAGAAACATCATTCCATCGAGCAGGGACATCTTCATACTCCCCTGTTGGTTCAACTGTCAATGATTCTTCAAACGCTCTTGAAAGGAGGATTGCCGCCTCTCCTCTTTTCATCGTGTCATTAGATCCAAATAGAGTCTGGCTTTTACCATTTATAATTCCTGCATCGTAAAGAGCGGATACTGTTCGAACTGCACGTTGAGGAAGATCTCTGAACGGTGCTTTTTTAGGATTCTGATTGAGTCCTTCAATACCATAGTTCCCCACGATCATCGCCGCATCCACCCGTTTAAGTGGCTGAGAGACACCAAACTTAGTTTCACTTACGCCTTGAGCAATGCCATTAATCCACATGAACCAAACAGCGGATGCATACCTCGTGCCGTTTGCGTCTTGGAACGGTGAGAACCCTTCTCCAGTGTCTAATGGTGGCAACTCTGTCGGCTGTGGTTGTTCCTCTGCAAGTGCTGATGGAATAGTTGAAGCGAATAGCGCTCCTGTTATTGTCACAGCTGCAATAATACGTTTGAACTTTTTCATAAATTTCTCTCCCTTACTTCCAATTGGAAATATATTCATTAATTAATATAGTATAACAGAACTAGAAGGGGATTAATTATAGAAGGAGATTAATTATAAAAGAAGATTAATTATAAAAGAAGGAAAAAATTCCGCAAAACAATAGCTTATACTTTTTATATTTGGAGAAGGAGCCTATTCTCTTTGTTTTATTTTTTCCTTCTCACATATACATCATCTGTACGACACAAATTACGTATCTTTCTTTCTCCAAACCAAATCTGCCATGTTCATCTGTCTTTCCGAGTTATAGATCAAATCGAATTCGTGTTTCTTATAAAACTTTTCCAATCTTTCAATGTGATCTTCGTCAATCCTAGATATCCATCCTTCAATAACCTTAAATTTGTTATCAATCGCATATTCTTTTAGGCAGTTTAAAAGTAAAGAGCCATATCCCTTATTTATAATTTCCCCAAATACCCCAATGTCAGCTAAAATTAACTTACCATTCTCATCTTGGTATGCGTGCAAATGAGCTCTCTCTATACTAACTCTTTCTTCTGGTATTATTAATGCTTTAAAAAGAATAAAATCAGGGTCCATATCGTCTCTATTAAAGATTATTACTGTATCTTCCTCTCTCTTAACGATTTTCCTAATATGGTTTCCTGATGTTTTAAGATCATTTATTTGAAATTTAACCTCTTCTTGCCTTGATCTTCTACGTATTGTTTTTTCTGTATCTTCTGAACTAAATAATCTATAAATTTCGTCAAACAAAAAAACCACCCTTTATTCCTGATGTTTTATACCTATAAATATAAGTCAGACTCCTTTAAGAAACAAGAAAAAGGCTGCCGTTTTTTCTATCTTCAATCTTACGTTCCGCCCGTTCTAAATACGTCTGAACGGACGATTTCGTGATACCAAGCAATTCAGCTGTGTAATCAAACGATACTCCCTCTGCCCTAACCAACGTAAATACATCTTTTTCTCTCACTGTTAAATCTCCAAGCACGTCATCAAGTAGCCATTGTTCATCCGCTGTGATCTTTCGTTCTTCCATAACCGCACGATTCGGCACAACCGCTTCAATTAACTTCGGATCCAAAGTATATGCACCTGTTCGATCTGCCCCACGTCTTGCATCAGGATTCCGGCCGGACACCATCCACTGAATGGCAAACTCTGTTTCGCTGATCATACTGTTGATGAGTGTCTTATCTTGCAAATCAAGCTCTGTTAATTCGGCTTTCGATTCAATAGCTGTTTTCATTTCTCTCAATGACCGCAATGATTGTTTGTATTCATAAATGAGTGTCCGCATATCCATCCTCCTTATTTTTGTCTAAATGCCCCGCCTTTTGCTCGTCCGTACCGTGCCCGACCCATACCCATGATTTCTTTCCAATCTCGTTCAGACAGATTCTCCTGCTTCTTCTGCAGCGGCTTTTCTTTCTTCCGTTCTCTTTTCACTTCCTGATGGTCCTTCTTCCATTGTTTCAGTTGCTCTTTCAACGATGGATTCATCATGAACACTCCTTTGGTTGCAAAAATAGGTGTGGAATTGTAGATTGGTTGCAACGACATAGGTGATTAAAAAAACAAAAAAGGACACCAAACAGCACACGAATTTTCGTGTCTGTTCAGTGTCCTTCAGTGGGCTGAGAGAACAATTATTTAATTTAAATCTTGATAAACCTGTTTGTTTAAAGCGGCTAAAACCACATTTTGTTCAAAAAGCCCGTCGATATGTTGATCAAAAAAGTTTTTCCCTCGGATTAATTCTCTGAAATTTTGTCCATCATCGTAATAATTCACATTATAAAAAAGTAAATATAGTTCATAGGTAGATAGTTGCGCTCTAAAAATGCCTCTATAATTTCTTTTTTCTTCCTTACTCAATTGGCTCTCTTCAATAAACTTAATGATCCTGTACATATTTCTAAAATAATGACCTAATAGATATTCGTGTTCACTTAGAAAAGATGTTACAAAAGCATTAACGCTTTGCTCATTACGATAGTTTTCTAAAAAAATATTTCTCTCCACTTTTTGACCGTTTATAACTCCATCGCCGTTATCATATTTTTTAAAAATGTCCCTCCTAACCTCTCCTACAAAATAATTCCAAAAAAACATAAAGGCAGATCTCGAACTTTTCTGGCGATATTCCATTTCTTTTACAATGCTATTGTGTAAATCTATCATTTTAAAAAAAGTGGAATCAAACTGTTGTTTTATAAGTGTCTGATTTGAAAGTTCATGTTGTAGGCGTGTTTTCTCTAACTCTTCATTAGTCATCCGCAGTTCTTCTCTCTGAAAAGCTAATTCTTGACTTTGAATTCTAATTGCATGAATGACGAAGAAAATACTTGCCAAAGATAAAAAACCTATTGTAGATCCTCCAAAGAAATCTCCTACTGCACCCAAACTTTTAAACGTAGCGATAGAAGCGGATTCTCCCGAGGAAACAAATATTATAATTGGCATAGCAATTGCAGAGAAAATCGCTCCAAAACCCGCATATAACCATATCTTTCTGACATCCTTGTCTTGTAATTCTTTGTTATCATCCATCAAAACTCTTCTCCTTCTTCCCGCCTCATCCGCTTCACCTTACCCTGGTGCGTGACGATCTTGTATTCCCCATGCGGCGGCAGCTCTCTGATCTTCACCTTACCTTCACAGATCACCACTACACACGCTTTCGGTATTTCCATTATATCCAATTCTAGTCGCATAGTACTAGTATCTATCACAATATCTTGTAATTTCACCATTATTTCCTCCCTTTCTCCATAAAAAGGGACACCAAGCTCTAAAGTAGGTATAAACCTACTCTAAAGTTTGATGTCCGTCGGTTTTTCCGTTGGGACGTTGGTTAATTTAATTCCCTTTAAATTAATTTTCTTATGAAGTGGCTATGAATAATTGCTGGAAAAAGACGTCCATTTCTTCTACTGGTACTGGCTTTGCATAAAAATAACCCTGTGCTTCATGGCAATTCATTTCTTTTAAAAAGATAGCCTGTTCGATCGTTTCCACACCTTCGGCAATAACATTCATTTCCAAGTTTTTAGCGAGTGTAATAATCATTGCTATAATAGCTTTATTCTTATCATCCCATGTTCGGACAAATGTCTGGTCAATTTTAAGCCGATTAACCGGAAAATGACGGAGCGAACTAAGTGAGCTATAGCCTGTCCCAAAATCGTCCACACTGACATGAATAGATAAGTCTTTTAACTTTTGCAACACAGAATGGAAAAATTCACCTTCAAGTGTCATGCTTTCGGTTATTTCAAGGTCCAGCCAATCAGGAGATAAACCGGTTTGTTCAAGCACTTCCTTCACTGTATCGACAAAATGAGGCTGTGAGAACTGTCGCGCAGAGACATTGACACTGATTCGGATGGGTGGAAACCCGTTATCCTGCCACTTTTTATTTTGACGGCAGGCTGTTTGCAGCACCCAATGGCCAATCGGCACAATTAAGCCAGTTTCTTCAGCCAGTGGGATAAAGTCAACGGGCGAGATCATACCAATTTTTGGATGTTTCCAACGGATTAATGCTTCCACTCCTATCATATGGCCCGAATGAATATCAAATTGGGGCTGATAATGTAATTGAAATTGGCCACATTCCAATGCTTTGTGCAATTCCCGCTCAAGCATCATTTTCTTCGCAGCTTTTTCTTCGAGCTCTTTTGTGAAAAATTGAAAATTATTTTTGCCGTTTTCTTTCGCTAGGTACATGGCTGCATCGGCATGTTTAATCAGTGTTTCACTGTCCTGTCCGTCATCCGGGTACACGCTAATACCTATACTTGCTGTCATGAAAATCTCTTTTTCATCAATGATCATTCGTTTCTCTATATGACGCATTATGCGTGCTACTATTCTATCTACCTCTTTCCAGTATATATTTGGCAGTAAAACGATAAATTCATCTCCCCCAATACGCGCAACCATATCACCCGTGCGGAGGGCTTTTTGAATCCGTTTTGAGACCGATTTCAATACTTGATCGCCCATATTGTGGCCCATTGTATCATTAATATTTTTAATGCGGTCCAGATCAATGTATACCACTGCACATGGATAATGGGGGCTCAAAGAGTCAAAGATTTTCATATTTTCTTGAAACAAACGGCGATTTGGCAGACCTGTCAGGTAATCGTAATATGCCACTTGATAGATCGCTTTTTCTGCTTTTTTTCGCTCTGTAATATCGGTGGCTGTCCCGACTACCTCAACAATTTGGCCGTCTTCAAGGATAGGAGATAGGTAAATTAGAAGCGTATGTTTGAAAATTTGCACTTCAAAGTCAACAGTTTTTCCCTGATAAGCTCTTGCGAAATAGGCTTTTGTTCTTTCAACTACTTTTGCTGGAAAAAGATCATCCAGCTTCTTCTCTTGCACAAAACTTGTGGTATAGCCTAAAGACTCCAATATTTTCCCTTCAAGCAAGGTCAACTGAAATTCTCCCTCATCAGTCTGCTTATATTTAAAGACGGCATTTTGCAAGTTTTTCACAGTTTGCTGGAAATCATTTTTCAAAGCCGATTTCAATTGTTCTTCTACTTTTTTCCGATCGGTAATATCACTTCGGATTGAAACAAACTGATACGGAGAGCCCTGATCATTGAGAAATGGAACAATCGTTGTATTCACCCAATAAAATGACCCATCTTTTGCCCGGTTTTTGATATCCCCTCTCCAAATCTTCCCTCGCTTGATCGTTTTCCACATATGCTGAAAAAAAGAGGCGGGATGAAAGCCCGAATTGATGAGGCGGTGCGTTCGTCCAAGGATCTCATTTCGTTCATATTGGGAAATTTCACAAAAACGATCATTGACATACGTGATAATCCCTTTTTCATCTGTAATCACTAAAATAGAAGATTGATCGAGTGCATATTGAATATCATATAAATCCTTCATTACACGTTCATAGTCAAGAGGGAAGGTCTCTTCGTGACGAGCCGTTTTTAAGTAAAACGCGCTGTACAATTTATCCATTTGCTGATACTTCCTCCATGCGACTAAGGTGTTTGTCAAAGTCGTCTAAAAGAAGGATAGATCTACTATTTATTTCGCGTTCAAGCAGATAGATGAAAGTGGAGTCTAACTTTAACCTTACTGCATCCCTATGTGCTTTAAGCAAATCTTCATCCGACATATCCCAATTCTCTCTAGTGCCCTCTTTCACCTTCAACGATAAAAAAGCCCGTTTTTCTGTTATATTATCAATTCGTTGCAAACTCCATACCCCCATTTACGAGGCAGCCCAGCCATCATCGCCACTTGACCTAAGACCTGTAGCTTTGCGTCCTAACCTTTCAATTAGTTTGCCTTTATCTGAAATTTCATTTTACTTTACAATAACAAAGAACTAGATATTAAGATACTCCAAAATGTATAAATATGTTTAAATTATATGAAATTTTTAACTCTTGAGCATATGTTGTTTTCCAAATAAGTTTCCTTCAATCAAGCCGGATTTAAACCCCCCGGCTTTTTATGCTGTAATATGTTCGAACTGTGAAGTGAAAAATTATGGTATACTAACACCAAAAATAGGAAAGGCAGGGATTAATATGATGAATACTGGAGATATGATATTTCAACTAGTCTTCCTTATTTTTATATTGGTGATATTTTTTGCTGTGTTTTTTCTTGTTCGTTCACTCATTACTAAACAGCCAAGCAAGTCAGATAGTATCGAACAAAAGCTTGATAGAATAATTGATTTACTTGAAAAGGATAAGAATGAGTAAGCTTTTTTATCCTTTTTGACATTAATCCTTGCCGCACAGTCTGGGTCTACTGTTGATCAAATTTTCCGTTTCTGTGTAGTCTCCAGACGGTCCACCTTGCCGCCCATCGTAATCCGGGGGCTCATGCGGAATCAGCTGACCGTCCTTCACCACATACATTGTTGCAGCTGCTCTTTCAAACTTGGTTTCATCACGAACACTCCTTTAACTTGCTGGTAACTTGCGTATGAAAACTAGAAATGCAAACAAAAAAGAGCACCAAACAAACGCAACTTGTGCGTTCATTCAGTGCCCTCGGTTTTTCCGTTAGGCTAAAGTATTCAGTTCACCTTATGTTCGTACTGTGTAGTAATTTTTAACCAATATTAGATAAAACGGCGTCGATAGGAATGTCCAAAAAAGGCATTCTTTTATTTAGGCTTTCAACATTCACATTTATGAGTAAATAGCTTACTTAACCAACGTGTGCTTCTCCATATTAGTGCAACATGGATTCTTCCCTTTTTGTTGCATTCATTTGTTTATCACTCATTTTTAATTCATACATATTAGAATCAGCTTTAGCCATCAATTCTTTTAAACTGACAGCATCTGAAGGATATGTCGCTTTACCTATTGAAACGGATATGTCGCTTTTTTGCTGCCAGTCCTCCCTTTTTATCTCGTTTTTAAATTGATTTATTTTATTTATTACTAATTTTTCATCAGAAAATGTGGAAAGTATGAGGAATTCATCTCCACCCCACCTAGCGATAATATCTTTTTGTCCAAAAGATTTGCATAAAATTTTTGATAGTTGCTCAAGTACTTGATCTCCGTAGTCATGTCCATAATTGTCGTTTATTTCTTTAAATCCATTAACATCTAACACCAATATAGCGATATTTAACTTTCTTTTATTAACATATGTCATTACTCGAGGGAACTTATCCAATACATAGCGTCTGTTATATAATCCTGTTAGAGTGTCTCTCATAGATAAATGCACATATTTATCATAATGTTTTCCAAGGTACCAAGCTATAACTAATGGAATAAGCGCTGGTATCGGAAGTGGATGAGGCGCTCGTCCAAAGTGCATTATCACCATTCCCCTAATGAACAAAAGAAGGACGGCAACAAATACGACACTTATAATCCTCCCTTTATAGCTCAATGCGTTATCAACTTTTAATCCCACTTATGTTCTCCTACTTCTATTTCTATAAAGTGTTAATATTTAATCACATGTGTTGATCATAAATAACCTCCCTTAAACGAACAATATATTGTAAATATGTCCAAGCATTTACAATTTAGTAACTCTTATGAAACAGAATACCATGTTCCCAAGCTTGGTTCAAAAGTTTGAACGTACTGCTCATTTAACTGATTGAATTTTCACAGTTTTTATTGTTGTTGCATATATTAAAAACAAATAGGAGCCCTTTCTCCCTCCTATTCAGAAGCCTTTTCTATTTCTTTTCGAGCAACTATTCCCGGGAAAGAATAGTTGCTTTTCGTCGTATTGTTAATCAAATTTCATTAAAGTATCTTTCTGTCACATTCTTTCTAAAAACCAATCTCAACCCTTTGATTGTTCCGAAATAAATAATTTCTTTGCGGCCGCGAATTTGCTTGTTGGCGTATCCTTTGGCACACATATCTTCCCACTCATCATTAAATGCGTTGCAATGATAGTAGTTTCTATATGGTTTTCTTGAATAATCTAATCCGAAAGCATGTTTCAATTTGCCGATTTGATAGCCTGTTAATTCATCGGACAAACCATTCACCACCTTTTTCCTCAGTCTGTTCGTACCGTCGATTAATCAATTAAGTCGAAAAGATTAGGTTGCATTTCTAATAACTCGAAATCACGCCCGGCATCCAAACTGTTCCAACCATATTCGTTTAGGTCGGTGCCTATAGAATAAGCAATAACAAACCCTTTTTTGGTTCATCGTCGTGCTTAATCCAAAGAACAGGAGAACCATTTTCCTTCCCTTTTCCTACAATAGTTCCAGTGATACGTCCAAATGAACCATCTGCTTTTAAACGATCGCCTTTTTTAAGATTAATAGCTTGTTGGTATGTGAGCATGTCGTCACCTCTCTTTAACAGTTTGTGTCTACTGTTCATTAAATTTTTCTTTTCGTATTATCTTCAAGACGATCTACTCTGCCGCCGACCATAACAATAACGGTTGAACCATAGTCAGGCAGCGTATGAGGAATCAATTTGCCGTCCTTCACCACATACATTGTTTTATCATTCATTAAATCGATTTCAGCTGTCATTTTTTCATAATCAATCTTCATAGCGCAGGACGCCCCCAGTCTGTTAAAATAGAATTGCGAGTAATATTTTAAAGGCCGGGGACTTTTCCTGGCTTTTTTTGCATCATTTTCTTTTTATTGGTTAAACTGCTTTCAAACGGAACATTTTGCTATGGTGATTCCTATGTTTTAAAGCCGGGGCAAACCTGGCTTTTTTTGGTGTAAACTTTTGATTAACGGGTATATTGTTTTTGTATGACGTTCCCTCGTCATATGCACCCTGCAAATACAACTCTTTTACGGTCAGGTCTTGGCCTTGCTGTTTTTTTATTTAAAACTCGACTTCCACTTTGATTTTCATCGAGATCTCTTCTGCCATCCGCATCGCTCTTTGTCCCTAGTAACTCAATTCCTCCTTACTCCTGCTGTTTTTTAATGCAGTACCCCTTGCTTACTATAATCCATATCTTTTAAAACAAATTTAAAATCTCACCTGTGTTGTTTGTCCGTTTCAAAGTTACTAGGGGATGCATTTACTAGAGTAAACAAGGAGGTGTTTTTTTTGAGATGTCGTCCCATTAGACCAATAATCTGTCCCCCAAAGTGTGTATTTCATGATTCCTACATTCAACGCGAGGTTCCTGTTATTCACCCAATCGTGAATGTTAATCGGCAACATATTGTTAACGTTCCTCGTCATATTTACCAGCCTGTGACAAGAAATGTCGTCGTAGATCCAGGTTATATGGATCCATCACAATGTCACATGCATCCATCACAAAATTACATGAATCCAGCACAAAATAACATGAGCCCTGCACAAAATAACATGGATCCATCACATGGCTGCAATCGTTGCAGATAACACTTTTTGATTTTTATAGAACCATTCCTACAAGATTCGGCTCTATTTTTTCATACTATATTTAAAAGGTGGTGATAGTTATGAGTTCCCAAAATTGTAATGATTCTGGTTCTGGATCTGGATCTGGATCAGGCTTTGCGCTAGTTGTTGTCTTGTTCATTCTGTTAATCATCATTGGAGCATCTTACGTGGGTGGCGGATACGGTGGTGGCGGCGGATGCTGCTAGGTACCAAACCATTATCCATAAGACCCTTTTGAATTAAATGCATTATTGCGCGACTGTATGAAGTAACTACAGTCGCTTTTTAAATTCAATATTTGTGAACGGTTTGCGCATCCTGCAACATCCTTTCTCTTAACTCAAAGAACCATTCCTTATCTGCAGTTATGATTGCTAAATCGATTAGGTCTTGATAGTCCTCTTTTGACAGCGTATTATTTAATACTGCTGTCTTGTTTTGTTCATAAATTCTGGACTCTGGCTTCATCCAAACCAGCATATCATTCACGCGTTTGGCTACTCTCGTCACGTAAACTTGCCCATTTGAGTAAGGAAGCCCAGTAATGTAACCGAGAGCAGTTTCCTCTCCGACTTTGCAGAATACCCAATCTCCAATGTTCATCACGCCACCCCTTTTAGCAATTTTACTTATACCAGGAATCATTTATATACCAAGCACGGTGCCACTGTTCTGCAGAGACGATTTCATCATGATCATTAGCATTAACCATCACACAATAGATCTTCGCGTTATCCGGCCCTTCAAAGCCTTCAGCATCATCCAGTTCAATATTTGTCACTTTCAAATGATTTTCAGCGTAACCATTGCTGAACATATCACCTTTGCAAATGATCCAACCACTCGTTTCTAGTTCTTCAATTTGTTTCATCAAGTTCACCCTCTCTTAAAGTAAGCTGAGCTGTTCGATAAACTGCGGTGATTCTTCTCTATCGAATATTGCTACCCCTGGAATCTGTTCTATTGTGATTTCTTCCGACTCGATAACCAGCGAATTTTCAGCGAACCGAAAATTCTCAAACCAATGTACAGGCAGGCTGCCCAATAGTCCTTTTAGTTCTGGATTAGGATAGTAATCTATATGGCTACCAGATCCTCGAGCAATGACATAATATTCTTTATCACATGGATCTTTTGACACTTCCCAGCACCATATGAGCTTTGCAACATATACTTCATTGAATTAACTTTAACAAGGAGGATTTTTAATGCAATTGGATCAAATGTTAAAAGATCTTTTAGCAAAAGCAAACTTATATGGACTGCTGGCAAAAAAATACGAATACGTGGATCCTCAAAAGTACATGCATTATTATCAAAAGTACTTTTATTACGTAACGAAGGTTGAACAACATTACATGATACTTGAAGGGTGTAATCGTGCCCCCAAAATGATGCCTGAAGAAGAGAACAATGCTCCACAAACAATGCCTAGAGGAGAGAACACTGCTCCACAAACGATGCCTGAGAGAGAGAACATTGCTCCACAAACAATGCCTAGAAGAGAGAATAGTGCTCCGCAAACAATGCCTAGAGGAGAGAACATTGCTCCACAAACAATGCCTAGAAGAGAGAACACTGCTCCACAAACAATGCCTAGAGGAGGGAACTTTGCTGCACAAACGATTCCTATATAA